ATCGATTACAATACATTTGTATTTTAGTTGTTCTATGTATTTTATATCATTATCTTGTGGCAGATAGGACCATATTGTTGATACACCTTGCGGTATCACCATTATTCCATTTAATATCAGATGGTGTTAGTTATTTATGTAATTTATTTTGGGAACGGTGGTTTGGAGAGAGGCCCGTGCTCGTCCATCTTAGGTGGACCACAGTCAGTAATTCAAGACCGATTGGATACGCTGATTATGCATATTTTGGTGTGCTTATATGCTTTATGTACCATATTAGATGTTATATCCTAAATATGTATTATATGTATTCATGTTATATATTGAGAGCTCGCTCTCTATATACATGGGTCAGCCCTAAATGGGCCTATTTATCGGGGCCAACCCCTATTGCTCCAAGTGTTCTTGTAGATAGCTTGAGTCAATTGGGCTTTGAAATATCACGACCAATTCATAGAGTTATGAGTGGTATTGAGAATGTGTTGGCTTGCCTATGTGCTATAATTCAATCTCCTACTAAGGAGGTAGGATTATTAGCGTTTAAATTGTTATATAGTTCTTATTCTTCACTTACTAATGTGATTATGGATCAATTTGCTCCATTACAGAAACATATAACTAAATTAGGCACCGTTTTGCACGAGTATCGTACATCCTTTGTGGCTGCAGGTGCTCGTGATGTTTATAGCGCGTTTAGATCCAGTATTGATAACCAATTGTTCGAGACTATTACTCTCATTTTCGCTTCATTACTTACTATACCTCTCAAGGGTATGGTAGGTTCTGATTCTTATAGTCTGAAATTCTTAGAGACCTTTAAGTCTTCAAAGAAACTTAACCCGCTCCAGATCGTAGATACTATTGTTGATCTTGTCTGTCATTTTTATGACTCAGGTCATCTTCTTTTGTCTGGTGATGTTGGTAAGATATTTAAGAATAATGATCTTGCAGAGTATTTTAGAGATGCGCAGCTACTATTATCCCAGACTGCTAATCCAGGTGCTATCGTTGAAAAGCGAATACCTGGTAACCCACATGGGAGTTTAGTGAATGCTATAGGAGCTGTCGAGAAGATGTTGGCTCGCGGTGTAGCCTTGCAAGAGGTTACTATCAGAGTTCCCAACAGAAATAGCTTCGCAGTTGGAGCCCTATTACGATCGATTTCAGATCTAAAAGGCACCCTGAGTAGATTAACTATGTACTCTAATTCTATAGGAATTAGACGACCACCGTTTACAGTTCTCGTACATTCTACCCCTAATGTAGGTAAATCGAGTGTCATCGGTATTATACAGAAGATCTATCAATCTATAGCTCATAAGGAAGTTAGTGCTGCAGAAGGAGGAAGTTTTATCCTTGTTGGTACTGATAAATATTATAGTGGCTATAACTCAGCTGCTTGGTGTGCAGTTCTTGATGATGCTAATGCCATCAGAGATAACATACAGCCGGATGCAAAGTTTATGGACTTAATTCGTCTCATCAATCCTGTTACCTATGTCTTGCCTATGGCAGATGTAGAGGATAAAGGTAAGACAGTTTTTGCTGCTGAATTGTTAATAGTTACTAGCAATGATGTGCAAATGCATGCTCAGGCAATATATTTTGAACCAAGCGCTCTTTGGCGCAGATTTCCATATATTGTTGAACCAGTTGTAAAAGAGGACTTCCAAGATATTTATGGTGCAATCAGTGTAGACGAAGCCCATGATGTCTTTAGTTCTGTGGATGCATGTCCGTGGGATTTTAAGATTAGGCGTGGTCGTTTAATTGATAACCAGTTTAAGAGGGAGTATGTTAGACATAGACCCATAACTGCTATCGATGATGGGATTCTTATTAATTATAAAGAGTTCCAACAGTTTATGGCTGAGGCTATGCTCAAACATATTGCCAAGGAAGATAATATGGTTAACTCCATTATTAAGTTTCATCAGGGCGAATGGTGTGATGAACACAAATGTCTTAGGAATTTATGTACAGAGCACCCAGAAGAGGTACTTGAACCTATTGAACTGAAATTAGATCCAGAGTATGACGATTATTATAATAAAGTCATGTCCTGGCGTGATCAGCTCGTGGGTTTTACAAAAGAGCATCGAGATGCTATAGCCCTTATTGGTGGATCGACCCTAGCTGGAGTTTTCATCAAGAAGTGGATGTCTTCGAAAGTTGAAGAGTCATTACATTATGTTAGTGATGAACCAGTTTTAAAGGACACCAAGACTTGGGATTATGATCCCTTTTCCATTACACGGACCTCAGCTAGTGCGAATATGAATGATTTTAAATTCGTATTGGATAAGAACTTATATCATATTGAGCTGATAGGCCAAGATAATATGTTGGATAGTGCTGTTGCCCTTCATGTGCAAAATGGTGTTTTTATAACTGTTTCACATCTTGTGAATAAGCCGCATCAGATTGCCCGACTTAAGAAATTCCAAACAACTACCAAAAACTTCCGTGAGATAGATATAACTATGTCCCTGAAAACTAAAATGAAGATGCAAGATCTTGATTGTATATTATTCAGAGTTACAGGGAAACTCTTTGGAACAGGTCTTCTGGATTATTTTAGTTTGAAAACACCTATTGAGTCTAAAGAGTATAAGTTTTATTTTTCCGAGCTATCATCAGCTAAGAAACCTCATAGTGGTGTATGGGGATATTCGGATCCAGTTTCTGTTATCTCTCCTGTAAGTATGTTTAAAACTCATTCAATAAAGAAGGAATTCCCAGCAGAGAATCTTGGAGTTATGGTTAAAGGTATCAATGTGTATACAGGACAATGTGGAGCACCTCTTGTTAGAGATGTCAATAATCATCCTACCATCGTTGGTATATTATTTGCGAAGCAAGATGATTCTCTTTGTGCCGTGTGTCCGCTCGTTAAGAAGGATCTCGAGCGTATGATGAATGCTTGGTTTGGCGGAGTTCAAAATAAGAAACAGGAGAGCTTCATTGAAGTCTCAGGTCAATTTAATTTAGGGCCTCGATTTGGGAACCTTAGTAACCAATCAATCCTTAGGTATTTACCACCAGAAGCGAATTTCACAGCAATGGGATCTCTTAATAAGACTCAGAACAGTATGAAATCGAAAGTGTACAGATGTACTATTTGGGAACCCGAGATTAAGAGATTTTGTCTCGAGAACGGGTTCGATGATCCATATACTACCCACTGTATACCTACTTTTGATAAACCAATGATTGGAGGAAATTCAAACCCAACACGGCCTCATTATGTTAGTCTCCTACAAATTACCCAGAAGAAAGCAACTATACCGTGGCGCTTGTTAGCCATTGCTATTAATGATTATCTAGATTTCGATTTGCCAACTAAGAGAGTTAAACCTCTTACAGTTGGTCAAGCCGTGCGAAAGTATGGTTACTCCCGTGGTCTAAATATGAGTACTTCTGCTGGTTATCCTTTCTATTGCCTTAAATCGGATCTCATATCTATTGAGGATGATAAGGTTAAGATGAATTCTACATTGAAGAAATTAGTAGAACACTGTCATGAAGAACTTAAGTCAGGTAATGAAATTTTCTTTCCTTTCCAGGGTTCTCTTAAAGATGAACGTATTAGTATCAAGAAAAATAATGAGGGACGAGTTCGATTGTTTACAGGATCGAGTGTTGTGCATACAATACTAGGTAGGATGTATTTTCTACCTGTTGTCGATTTCTTTATGGACAATGGTATTGTTATGGAATGTGCTTTAGGCGTAAATACATTCTCTGAAGTATGGGACAAGTTCTATTCGCATTTAGTTTCCTTTGGAGAAGACAATATTGTAGCTGGAGATTACAAGGAATTCGATAAAAAGTTTCCTGATCTTATAACACGTGCTGTTTGGGTGATTATAAAATGCATTATGGCAGTCCATTTAAAATATACCAATGAAGAAATGGCCGTTGCTGAAAAGTTATTTAATTCATTGATGAATATCATGATACTTGGATTGCGCTATGATGTTATGGAAATATCTGGTACAAATCCCTCTGGACAATTTCTCACTCTTATATTAAATTGTATTGGCAATTCTTTGTATTTAAGAGTTGTTTGGTGGAAGTTGGGTCATTTTGGACTCTTCCGCAAATCTGTTCACCTCCTAACATATGGGGATGACTGTATTTTGGGAACCAATAATAAGGAATTTAATCATGTGTCTATAGCTAAAGTGTTGGCAGAAATGAATATAACTTTTACTATGGCTGACAAAACGTCAGAATTAGTCCCATTTATATCTATAGACCAAGCGACATTTCTCAAGCGTTATTTTAGACGTGTTGAGGATGTTATCTTTGATCCAATAGAGCAAAGTTCTATGCTACTGAGTTTAGCATGGCCTGGCCATTCGACATTTTTAACAGATTCTGAAGTGCAACTTGAAATATTAAAGAATGTAGAAGCTGAGAGCCGAAGACAAAACCCAACTGATAGGCGACGTTGGATATCATTGATCGAGAAACTACAAAGTTGTTACAATAGGGAATATCAAACTGATATCTCCATTTTAGATGACATTATTTATGATCATCACCTCTCTGCTGTTCGAGAGTTAAGAAAATTACCAGAAAAACCCCCTTTAGATCCAGAGGCGGATGTGGCTACGGCAAGCATAGGATCGGATCTGATTGATATCGTTATACAAGGAAGAGACATACCCCGCGATTTCTTCCGCGATTACTCAGATTGTCGGCTGGAGAGCTTACAAATAGCTCCATTGGTGAATGTGTGCCAGTCTATAAATAAAGGCTATTCACCCGGGGAAATAGACGTGCAGGCGGAGTGGCCCGTGCGATCCTTATTAAATAAAACACTCACGAATAACATTAATAAAACCCCAGAGGAAGACTCTTTAAACCTTAATTTAACAGTCTGTGTTACGCAGACAACTCCTGTAATTACAGGGATTTTAGAAACTGTCAGTTCATTGACAATGGCATCAACAGATAATAAGCCCACGATAACAACAAGTCAACCCGTTGTGGACTTTGTTGGTGATGGAGAGAAGGAAGAATCATCCGATAAGTATGAAGTATCCTTTAATCCAATGCGTGGATACGAGGATTCATCTTTAGCTGAATTCTTATCACGTCCCAGAGTCATACTGGCCGGTAGTTGGACTTATAATTCAACTATAAATACCACGGTAACTATAGAAGATCTCTTAACGTTAGCACCTGTTGCTGCTAAAATTAGAGATTATTATCTTCTCAGGGCTACATGGTGTGTAAACGTGCAGTTTACAGGTAGTCCTTTCCACCAGGGTTGTTTCACTGTCAAATGGAACCCCCTTGAAGATGGAGATAAGTGGGGAGGCCCGCGTCTAGGTAGTGGTAGTTCACTCCTATTACAGCGGTCTCAGTTGCCAGGTTCTGAGCCCCTTGAGATATGTAATAGTCCTAGTCATGTGATCAAAATACCATTTGTTTCACAATTTGATTATTTTAAGATCTCTGATTTGGGGACTCTTGATCCATGGGGTGAAGTAGTAACGATTGGTTATACGAGTTTGTTAACAGCTAATGGGTCATCTTTAGATTCCCCTTTCCTCATAACATCATGGCTAGAGGATGTTGATCTTACAATACCTCTGCAGACTGTTTCAGAGACTCATGCTGTTACGAACCATCCTTTGGAACCATTTAAAGATATCGCTGCTAATAGTACTTTTGTTAAAGAGTATTTACCCGATCAGACTGTCAGTAGAATGACATCAGCAATTGCTTCAGCTCTTGGATCCTTTGTTGGTTTCCCAGTTATTGGGCGTTATGCAACAGTTGGATCGCGATTTCTTAATAAATCAGCTGATGTCTTAGCTTACTTTGGG